TTGATTTGCTGCTAATTTTTCTTCTATAGATTTCATTTTGACCCTCTTACTTTTGCAGCCAGATCTTTGTCTGCCTTGCCCCATGTTCCTGATGATTTAGTTACGAATGAATTAACTCTTGCAAAACCCCACTGCTCTGGTGTAGTACCAGGTCTGTGTCCAGTTTTCCAAGCAGCAACACCACGATTATACCTGTCTTAATATACCAAGAGGCATGCCAGATTTTTCGGCCTTCTTCTTAAGACCTGCTGTTGCATCTTCGTTTATATAAGCTTTAAATTTAATCATTATACATATTCCTATTTTCCATGTGAGATGGCATGATCGTCGTGCCAGGTATACGGGTGTTCTTGACTATGAACTTTGAAGTGATGTAGAGTATATCCGTCTTTTGTTTTATGAGATTTAATATGTTTTAATTTAGTGCCTGCTGGAATTATTGTTTCTTTTTCAGGATCATTATGTGTCATAGAACCTTTTCCATCTACATGAACAGCTTTAGTTTTCTTACTAGCATGAATTGCAACAACATGTCCACTTCCAAAGTTTATTGCTGATTTATGATCGTGCGAGGTAGACATATGGGCTGGGCTATGAATTGTACCATCTTTAGAATTCATAGCAGCTTTACCAAAGTCATGAGCCGAACCGTGATACAAAGTTATTTTCTTTTTAAGAGGTTTAGAATGCTTAAGAATTGAATGATGAACATGAGCTTCACTATTATGAATGTCTTGCCGTTCTTTACGATTGGGGGTTCTTAGCAGAAAATCGTCCTTATGAACATGCTTTTTATTTTTTTCTTTGTGCTCATCTGCATGCTTTTTACCATACCGATGGCCCAGTGAGGATTTGTGATTATCTATTAAATGCTCATTGATTTCTGTAGAGTTACGTTTAAAATGATCGAAAGCTTTTCTTTCATGAGGATCTTTATGAGCGTCAGCAGAATGAGATGATAAATGTTCGCTGTGATCTTCTTTATTATGACCAGCAGCGTGCTCGGCTAAAGATTTTTCATGATCTGCTTTAACACCAAAAGCTTTTTTAACTTTTTTTATTATAGATTCATTAGTATCTTTTTTCTTTTCTTTTTCTTTTTTTCTTTCAAATGAAGTATCATGAGCAATAAAAACGTTTCCATTTTTATCTTTATCAAACCCAGATGTAGCTTTATCTTCTTGTTCTGCTATATACTGTTTAAAAGTTATCATTTTGTTGACCTATTTTTTGCTCTTGCTCTTGCTAATCTAGCTCGATCTAACATTCTATCATGCTTAAGTTTATCAGTTTCTTTTTCTCTATCAATCTTAGCTTGTGCAATTTTAATTGCATCTTCGCCATACATCTGTTTAAACTTTAAAGTGTGTTTACTCGGTTTTGTTTTTGCTGTAGCATCGCCTGGTGCTGGTTTATAAGCACTTCTATCGTCGTCTGCTTTTTTACCATGTTTAGAAAAATGTCTTGCTCTTGCAAGTTTAGTAGCTTTTGTTTTGATACCAGCATAATAACCTTTTGGTTGTATCCCTGGTCTATCTTTAATATCTGGATCTTCCGCTTCAGAAGTCTGCCCTGGAGTTATAGACCTTGCTTTCTTATTAGAAGCATCAGTTCCCCAATCCGGTCTATCATCATACATAGAATCTTTACTCTTAGCTTGATACATTTTAACAGAGTCTAACCATTTTCTCATTGCAGAACCGTCTTCTTTTTCAACTATAAGATAATTGGACCCTTTATAAATTACAATGCCTTTTTCACCGGACTCTTTAACCTCAACCATATCGCCTTCATTAAAAAGTTCACCATTTATATACTTTTCTCTTATATCAGAAATAGGTTCTAGTTGAATAGAATTTCTAAATTCTGTTTCTTCTTTTAATCCCATACCTTTTCTAATATCATTAAAAAGTTTCTTTGCGTCAGTATTAGACATTTTATCAGGTAAACCTTGAGAAAACGAAGTAAAGTTATTATCTGAAGCATAACCTCTTTGCTTGGTACCAGAAGCACCTTTAGCACCTTTGGCATCAGGGTCTCTTTGTCCTGCTGATACCATTTGAATTCCATCTGGGAAATTATAAAATCCATGTTTTCCCTTTTTACCATTATAATTATTCAGTCTCACTTTATATTCATCTAAACGATCTGAACCAGCAATCATAACAATCTTTCTATACCCACGATCATATAAATCAGTTAAAGCATCAAAAGGAGTTTTTACTTTCTTATTAACAAGAACTTGTCTGGCATGTTTTGGAAACATTTTACGGATATACTTAACCTTACTAGTATATTCTAAAGGATTGTCTTTTTTATCATTAGATTGTGATAGATAAAGAAAATAAGGATTACGTCCGGCAGAGGAAGATAATTTATCCATAAGTTTTCCATGACCAATAGTAGGCGGATTCATTCTACCGAAGGCAAAATAAGCAACCTTTTCTTCTTCTACTAAAAACTGAGAAAATGAATTAATCATTCAGAAGATCCGCCTCTTTTTCTTTGCATTTCTGCTTTACGAATCAATGGAAACATTTTCTTAGCCAAACGATCAATACGTGTTTTCATTTCAGGCTTATCAAGTCTTTTCTCAATTTCAGCCTTACGTGCTATAGTTAATTCTCCACGTGGAATATCTTTTGTTATTTTAAGTAAGATTTTATTACGAGCAGCTCTTCTTGCTCTTTTTTGAAGAACCTCTTTACTCGCTACACGACGAGCAGCCCTCTTTTTGCCAAGAGCAATCTTAGCACGATTTCTTTTAAAATCACGTGCTTTCTTTAACCTTTGGGCCATAGACAGAGCTTCATCTGGAGACTCGTCTACACCGCCGTCTAATCCAGTTCTTCTTTTTCTATGTCTTCTATATTTGATTTCATCAGGCTCACCGGGAGCGTAATCTACAGTAATTAAATCTTTAAATTTTAACATCAGTTTCTTCCTGGTTTATCCCATCCCTTTAAAATATTTGGCGAAAAGTTNTTGTATGAAAATTCCATTCTATCAACAATCTTTACCGCATCACCACCAAGTCTATCAATTGCTACATAACCTTCGTGACCTGTCGTCTTAAATCCCTTTGTAGTCTGTACAAATGTATCGATCTTTTTAATATTATTAAGTATATTTATAAGTTTTAATTTTACTAAAACAATTAGTTTCTGTAATTCAAAGACCTTTATTAAGTTTTGTTTATTAGATGCCGAGAAAAATTTTAAGATTTCCTCTCTCTTTTTAACTTGCGCATCTTTACCGCGTTCTGACTTGCGTTTGAGGATTTCTTTTTCGTATTTGTCTTTAATCCATTTGATGAGCCCGTCGGCATGTCTTCGAGTGTCTTTAATAATTTCGCCTTTCCTGACAAAGGAGTTATTGTAGGTTTCGATTGTCTGCGAAAGTTCGTCGTTGGACTCAATTTCTTTAAGGGTGCTACTAGATATTTGGTTAAAGAGTTTCCCAATTTCCGAAAGACGTTCATTTACTTCCTCCGTATCCTTTTTTGACATTGTTACTTTAGTCATATCTCTTAACATTGCATCTTGAGACCAGACAGATTTTGATTTTTTAAACTTTGATATATCTACACCATAGCTTGCTTTCATCGTTTCAAAAGACGAGCCAGTGTATGTAGTATGCCAGACGATTCCAATTTTTGCCGATCTGATTTCTTTGGCTGCTGCAGTTCCTTCTGGGACCGCATAAATAATTGTATTAGGGTGAAAAGTGACATACTTTTTTCCATCTATAGTTTGACTGGACAAATCGTTGCCGCTGAATAAAAAATCTCCTTGAACAACACCTTTGATTCCAAGTGAAGGCAGATATTTAAGTGCGTCTTTGAGCTTATCAGCAAGATCACCAGAAGTATCAGCATCGACGTCAGCTGTAGATTTGTAGACCTTAGGGTTTTTGTTGAATATGCCTTTTTTGGCAACGAAAAATTTATTATCGCTCGGATCAATACCAGCAAAAACAGCAGGAGCGCCATCCCATTTAACACTTACATTTCCTTTCTTGGTTCCACCAAGCATATCTCTTAAATCTCTAAGAGCAAAGATTGCTTCACGTGTACCTTTTACACCACCATAGATTACTCTATCTTCGATATGAGTCATGTGTGTATTTTTTTGTTCAGTTATAGTTTGCTTAAAACTTATCATTTCATCAACTTCTTTATTGTTGCTAATGCTCTTTTGCCATCTGGATGATTTGGATTTATACTTACTTCATCACCATTCATAAAATCAGATATACTTGCAGACTTTCCAAGCGCAGTGATTGCCTTATGTAATGGATCCTTTGGATCATACTTTGTTTCAAAACCAGGCTTGCCTCTTAGTTCAACCCACTTCTTATCNCCTTTATTCCACATCTTCATAACATCCATATTTTTATTACGGATGAGTTTTAGTTTGACTCCTTCGGATATGAAACTCTTAAATTTTAACATTAGTTATCCACCAAATAGCCTTGAAAAATACCAGATACTTGAACATTTGATGTTCCCACCATCTTTGCGGTCATAACAATATCGGATTTCTGAGTTATAACTAAAGGAATATTATAATTATCATTAATTGTTTCAATTGTATGTTTTTGTAGTTGCGTTCTAAACACACCACCAAATGGTCTTATTTTTATTTTAAATATTGAGTGATCGGTGGCCNNACCATTGCCTGGGGTAGCACCGGACGATAGAGTAGTATTTGTTAAATATAAAGTCTTACCCGCAGGAACAGTGTAGATACTCATTAGTGTTTGATTGGCATCCACAGGAATCTGTGCCATGATAGTACCNCCTGCTGTTTGTCTAATAGAGATAGTGCCTGCCGCAGTTCCACCTGTGCCTGCTGTTAATACAGCTGCTCTAAATACTCTTCGATATTGATTAGATGTTGTAACATTATTTGCGCCATTTAGGTTCACCGTCTCACTTGCTAATTCCCAATTTTCGTCCAGACCTTCAACTATTACTTGCCATGCTCCAGTACCAGATGAATTCACGTCATTGCTAGAAGATGAATTAACTATTCTAGTTGAGGCACCAGTTGCAAATGAATACGTTCCTCCGACTGACCAAATATCTTCTTCTGTTTCATTTACATCTGGATTTACACCAAACTTATAAAGACCTACCGTTCCAGATATATTACCTTTTGCAACTTGAAGTTCATAATTCTCGCCAATTTGAGCGGATACTATAGCATCAACAGGGAATCTATTGTTTGTGGTAACTACACTACCGTCTTTGAGCGTTATCACACTTGTTTCAGCGAGTCCTTCACCGTTGTCATATGCTTCGTTTGCCGTGTTATAAACTGCCATTTATCTTACCTCCTGCCATTTATCTTACCTCGATCCAACCAAATGATGCATAAACATCTTTGTTTGCACTGCCAGTTGCGGCCGCTATTGTTATGATTTCTGATGTTGTACCCATGCTCTCCCTACCCAACTGCAATGCGGACGTTGTGTCGAGTGGCAGTTTAGCGCCCTGACCATTGGGATCAATGTAACCCGCATCTATGACAAAATCGCCCTCTGTAACTGCTGTGGCATTGGTGTTGTATTCAATGTGCGTGTCGGCGTATGTGTTCCAAGTGGTTGCCCCAGTTAGAACAGGATTCAACAACACTTTATAGAACAATGGCGAATTGTCAAGAGCAGCCACTTGAAAGTGTTGAGGCAACACAATGCCTTTGATGCGATCCGTTCTCAATCTAATGCTCAGTATCGGATAGAATGTTTCTGCGGCTGTGCAGTTTATGCCAGTGATTGGTGTTGTGACTGTGTTCTTAACACCAAGTGGAACTTGTCCTGCTTCTGATAGTGTGGCATAACTTGAAATCTCCATGGTGTGTGTGCCAGCGGCACCTGTTGTGTTGTGTATGTCCCATTTGATTGGCAAGAAAGGTGTATTGGTAATAACAGTATCTTGACTGTTGTTAAATTCAAATTGATGGATAGGATGCGTATAGTTGCCAATGATGAATTTTAATTCAGCGTGTCCAGTAAACCAGTTGTATTCAATAACAAGTGTTTGGAACTTTGTAAAGTCTAAAGTTATACCGCTACTACCAGTGCCGTCCAGTTTATCTCCATTCCAGTTTGCTCTTGCAATCCTTGTTTCGCTAACACCGCCTGATGTTGTTTTACGCAACACAACATTATATGTTGTTCCGTCATCTTCTAAATAAATTCCAGATGTTTCATCTAATATACCAAGACGTTTTACAATACCTGTCTGTTGAGCATTCAACTTGAAATGCATTATAACTTCGTTCTCGCGTCCAGGAATGTACGGAAGTACTCTCTTTGTTTGTCTTTCAATTCTATCGCCGGTGGTGGTTCCAACACTCATTACAAGAGTTGCTTCGTGTGTATCAAGTGTTGAACTTGCGGTGCCAGTAACTTCTTCGTCCCAGATCAGTGGGTCTTTTGTGTATTGAAATGTATTAAACTCGGTGATTTCATAGTTACTTACTTTACGCCTGTTGGTTGATGTGTGCTGTACTGTGTCATCATCTACTGTTATAACCGTTTTGCCAAACGGATTAATAGTTGATCCAATAACTGGTATTGGATTGCCAGTATCATTATTAATTTCAACAGATGATCCAACGTTTACTGTTACATTTTCAAGAGAAACCAAACTACCTGAATCAAGTGATACAGTACCAGTTACATTAGCATTAATAGTTTCTAATGCTGCAAGAGATGCGGCATCTAGCGCAACCGTACCATCTACTGTTTGTGATGATGGAAATGTAACAGTTGCAGTAATATTTTCTAAAGCATCTCTTGAAGAAGAATCTAAGGACACACTTTGAGTTGTAGGAAAGTTACTTACAGAAACAGAACCATCTACTGTTAAAATGTTACCGCCGTCTTGAACAGTAACCGTACCAGATATAGGTTGAGTTGCTTGGAAAAAAGTTCCAGTAACTGCAACTGGATTAGTAATAGTATCGACTGTGGTAGTTTCTAATGCTGCAAGAGATGNGGCATCTAGTGCAATAGTTCCGTCAACTGTTTGAGTTGAAGGAAAGTTATTAATTGCAACCGTACCATCGACAGTAATTGAAGAATCATTATCGGTAATAGCTACAGGTTGATTTACCGAAACAGTTCCATCAACTGTTATACTATTACCACCATCTTGAATAGTTACAGGATTTGTTATAGCGTCTACAGTAATAGTTTCAAGAGCCGCTAATGAAGCAGTATCTAATGCAACTGTGCCATCTACTGTCTGAGTTGATGGAAAGTTATTAATTGCTACGGTACCATCAACAGTAATTGAAGAATCATTATCAGTAATAGCTACAGGTTGATTTACTGAAACCGTACCAGAAATAGGTTGAGTTGCTTGGAAAAAAGTTCCAGTTACTGCAACAGGATTAGTAATTGTATCTACCGTAATTGTTTCAAGAGCGGCAAGAGATGCAGTATCTAATGCAACCGTACCATCTACTGTTTGAGTTGAAGGAAACGTAACATTTACTGTGGTATTTTCAAGTGCAGCTTTTGTATCAGAATCTAAAGCAACTGTTCCAGATACCGGAATAGGATTACCCGTATCATTATTAATTTCAACAGAAGAACCAACATTTACTGTAACATTTTCTAGTGAAACCAGACTACCCGAATCTAAAGAAACAGACCCTGTAACATTAGCATTTACTGTTTCTAAAGCCGCTAAACTAGCAGCGTCAAGAGTAACAGTACCTGCAACTGTTTGAGTTGCTGGAAAATTAGATATTGTAGCTGTTACGGATTGCAATGCTGTAATATTTGTACTATCTAAGAACATAGTTCCATCAACTGTTTGAACAGATGGGAAGTTATTAATATCCACTGTAGTATTTTCTAATGCAGCTAAAGATGAGGCATCTAATGCGACCGTACCATCTACTGTTTGAGTTACTGGGAAGTTTGAAACTGCAATATCACCTCCGGTATTAGTTACAGTACCGGTGATTGGAATAGGATTACCAGAATCATTTTTAATTTCTTGGTTATTGATAAAAAGATAACTCATATGATTCTCCATCCGTTTCTATAAATGAGTGATATTGATCCGTTATTTATTTGAAGCGTAAATCCGCCAGCATCATTGTCTACATTACCAGAGACAACAATCGGATTTGTACTAGCAGATCCGGATTCATCTTTTATAACTAGCATCTCTCCATTGCTTATTCCTAC